AGATATACAGTGACTTCTTAAACCTGGATGAATTCCAAGTTTATTACTATAATCTTGACTTAATGCAAATTCTCGAACAGCATCTGGATCTTCGTAAAAGTTATCAAAAACTGTTATTGGAAAAAGAATATAATCATCACCTTCCATAATAGAATCTGCGACAGAGTCAAGATTATATGCAAAATTAGAATCCATTCTCAAGTTTGGCAATAATATATTCTTTAACAAGTCCTGAACGAACTATGTCATCAACATCAAACTCTATTATATCGAAAGAAGGCATTTTACGCAATATATTCATAAAGTCCACAATACCATTACGATCATTAGTTTTAGTAAGATCGGTTTGACTTGCATCACCACAGAACATAATTTTTGAGTTTTCGCCCACACGAGTGATGATAGAATCTAATTCGTGGAAATTAAGGTTCTGAAACTCATCAACAATCACGATTGCATTATCTAAGGTAGTTCCACGAATAAACGAGGTACTCCAAAACTTAATACTTTCTTGTGCCTTTAAGTTGCCATAAAGCATCTCAAAGTCAGCATCAGAAGGCATCTGAAACATATACTTCACCATATTCTTATATGGAATCTGGTAGATATCTGCCTTATCTTCATGATCACCAGGTAAGAACCCAATTTCACGAGTAGACACTAATGAACGAACTAAGTAGATTCTCTCATATGGAGTATCTGTAGAAAGAACATCTTTTATTGCATTATATAAGGTAATAAAGGTTTTTCCTGTACCTGCAATACCATAAGCAACAAGATGTTTTCCTTCACCATAGGAATCGAATAACTTTTTTTGATTATCAGTTAATGGTTGAATATCAACAAGATAATCATTATTAATAGGTTTCTTTCTTTTTATTTGTTTGGTCGTCAAACCAACCCCAATCGGTTGTTCAACCTTCTTTTTTCTAGGCATAATACTTACTTAGATTTTTTTGGAGCATCAAAAGAGGAATCATATTCTTGAGTTGTACCAATATTTCTTTTTGCTAGTCTTGCGGAAATACCACCTGCTTTATCAGCTTTATTTAAAATTTCACCCCATCCTGGATGTTTTTTAGATAGTTTATCTTGAAAATCACCAACACTCTCAACTCCCATAGCTGGCGTATTCTCAGGTGTGAAAAATCTCTCCCAATCAGGATTATCGGTTTTCCACTGATCCCAATCATGAACACTCATGATCACTTCCTTCTCTTCACCAGTTTCTTTATTTTTTACAGGATATGTTGCCATTTCAATATAAAGTAGTGTAATTTATTTAGACCCATCCAAGGGCTTCGGAGACTGCAGGAAACTGTTCTGCGAAAATAGATCTTGCTTGTGCCACAACATCCATATGCTCTTTCTGTGTACCGTGTGCAGATCTCAAATTAATGTAATGAATCCAAGAACGGCACGAACCAGTCATATACAGACGAGTTGGAGTGGCAAGTGGAAGCACAAATCTAGCACATTCCTTTGCAACTCCCTCAGATAGTAGAGAATTGTAGAGATTCATAGAATCCTCAAAGTGTCTTGCAATAAGTGCCTGATACTCCTCTTTTTTTTCTTGTGGAATATCATCATTACTATTCTGACGATTCTTTGTATCCTGACTGCGGAGGTCTGGTACAGGAATCTGAGAATCTAGGAGTTTTGTATCAGCATATCTCTGAGAGAACTCCTGAAATGTGAAGCTCCTATGCCTCAGAATTTGGGCCGCTAATCCCCTCGTCGTCTCGATCTCCAAAGTCATAGAAGATTGTTCAAATACACTCCAATGATTATGTTTAATACAATACTTTAATAACCCCGAATAATTCTCATTTTGCTGATTGGATGGATTTGATACCCTAGCGATATACGCCATCATCTTCTCAGCATCGGGAGTGATACTTACAAATTTTACATTCATAATTATAAAATAAGTTTCTTTTTAGGTGAAGTTGGAACAGCAGCAAACATTGAATTATATTGCTCAATAATATCATCTTGCGTATCTGTAATATACACAATATATCTCTTAGTCACATCTACTTCTGTATTTCTTTCTTTAAGAATAGGTGACCAAGGAGCAAATGCTATTTGCCCTTGTTGTTGAGAAGGAACTGCTACAATCGGATTAGCAATTGTAACAGAATCATCTGTTTCTTTAACAAGATCTGCTACTACATCTTCACCAGACCACATTCTGATTAATTTTACATTCATTTACCGAATCCTTTTGATAGTTTATTTTCAACAGAAGCAAGTTCTTCCTTAAGTGTCCTTAATTGATTTTTCATCAATCGCATCTCATCATCATTATAAAGATGATCCTTAGAAATTAACCTTTCTAACATCTTAATCAATCGTTTTGCTCTAGACATTATTAGCTCCTTGTAGGTATATTATAACATAAAAAAAGAAAGAGTTCAACCTGGATTTAATGTCATATTAAAACCTACAACTATTCTGTCTTTGTCTCCAGTATATAAAGATTGATAATGATCAAGATATGAAGGAAATAATACAAGCTTCCCATTTTCTGGAACAACTTTTATACTCGTAAAAACATAATTATTACCACAATCTGTAAAATTTGGAGTAACTGGATTCCTAAAAATAGTTTCTCCACCATTACTTATATCACCACCATCAACATAAAAAATTCCACACCAACTACAATTTCCATGATTATGTACCTCATGAGAACTATATTTTTTTCCAATATGAAACCAACTATCTGTAAATCCAACACCATATTGACCATTTAAAATATTATTATTAAATTCACTTATAGTTTGTACAAGACAATCTCCAAACCATCTCATAGATTCTTGTATTATACTCTCATTAGAATTAAAAAAATCAAATCTAGATTCCTTTAAATTATGTTTAATATCTGCACCTACATTTGAATCAACTCCCTGCGGTTGATTATCCAATATATACTTTTTCAATCCATCAACAATATCCTCATTCTTATGATATACCAGAGGAGTGCAAAAAGCTTGATCTATTCTCATATCTCATAAATTATATCTTTAAAGTATAGCATAAAAAAAGAAGGGGTACAACCCCTTCTTAATCGTTTTGCTCTGTGGAATTAGGAGCAGGCTTTTGCACCGCTTCTAACTTTGATACCACGATACATTAAATCGTAGTTTCTTCTTTTGCTGTGCTCATTGATAAGAGCTTGACGATACTCTTCTGTATCGTACTCAGTTCCACGGTAAGTGACTTTTGCCATTGGCTTTACTCCAAAGTAGTAGGGTTTTTAATCCGTTCCTTTAGTCGGCTTTTGCGTCCCATAAACATCCTTGAGTACTACCTCTTACCATTTGAACCAATTCGGTTCTATATTCAGTCGAAGGTGATATCTTATCGATAATTCCCTTCGCCTCTTCACAAGTTAAAAGAGTAGCGAGTAGTATGTCCATGAGATGAACGATCCGTTCCGAGTCGGCTTACTTGCGTCTCCTATACGGGAGATGAACGTTGTGTTAATAATAACACATTTGAACTATTTATGCAAGTAAATATGTCTTTTTGTTACATCGACCCTACAGAGCAAAAAAATACCCCGATTTTTTGTCGGGATATAATGGAATTAAAAGTCGATTTTGGTTTAGGAGTACCTTAACATGTGAGCAACTACCTCAACGTCTTCTCTTCTCATCAAATTAAATGAGATAGACACTCTATCCTCATCAGTATTATTAATTCCCACTTCGTGTTCTAACCAAGTAGGAAAATAGTATAACATATTTTCCTCTGGTAGAATAGATGTAGTTGTTATACCATCCTTATAATAAGGAGTATCTGGTGCAGAATTAGCTAGAATACCTCTAGGGTCATGAAAAAGTATCTCACCACAATCACCTTTAGGAACTGTCACATAATAAACACCTGAAAGAAAATTAACACGATCCATATGACAATGTTGACGATTCCAAGTATCTTTTTGATTAATATTAACCCAACTGTAAATATACAAATCACCCATCTCCTTATCAGATTTGGGTGTATTTTCTTTTATAACAGAAGATAAAGGTTTATAATCATATGGAGCACCTTGATAACCACCTTGATTTGATTTTTGACAACTAGGAGTTCTTAATACAAATTCCTTTATATCTTTCCTCAATAAATCTAAATCTAAATCTAATTTAATTGACCATAATGAAGTAGGAAATAATTTATACTCATTCATTTCCTCTTTTTTTTCTTAGATGTGTTAGGTGTCTGATATCCCCATAACTTAGGACTTACAGTTCCACTACCATATTCTATACTCTTTAATCCAGTTTTAAATTTATCATAATACATATCAAAGAGTTTAGTCTTTGTACCTCTACTTAAATCTAAAAGAGTCTTATCATCAACAGTATATTTAATAATCCAAGCATCATTAGGTGCTTGAGTTGTATGAACATCTGCAAGAGTACCATTAGAAACTAAAATCTCACAAGCATATTTTTGCTTAGAAGATTCTCTTTCTTCTTTACTCCAAGGTTCAAACTTAGATTCTGGTTTAGGTTCTAACTTTTTTTCTTCTTTTGTTGCTACTTCTTCAGTCATGATCTACCACCCCAAGTAATGTCTGGATATGCTTCTGATACGATTTCCTTATCAATCTTATACCTATCAGTCAGTTTCTTATCTTTAATAAGAATTAAAATTTCTGCTTCTCTTGGATGTAATCCTGTAAGAATATTAATGAACATAGTCTCTCTGCGAAGACCAGTTAATGAATCATTACCACCCTTAATAAAGTTATAAAACTTTTGAAACTCTTTTCTAATACTTGCCTTACCTTGATCCTGTGACCCAAGAGAGTTAGATCCCATCTCTTCCATTTTATTAACAGAATCATTTATTTTACCAGTTAATGTTCCCGACTGTGTCTCATCCTCTAAGTTACTACCATAAGGAACTTCACCTTGTGGTAAAAGAGAAATAACAGTCTCATCAAAGTTCCATATAAAAACTGCCTTTAATGAGTTGTGAGAATATCTTTGGAGTACTTCAATCTTCTTTGCTTTGCTTCTCATCTTAGAAGCAGCATCTAAAACCTCAAATACAAAAGGATTTGGTGGAAGGTCTGGAACCTTTTGAACAATTACTTTTGGTTTTGCTGTTACAGTAGTAGTTTTCTTTGGTGACGCTTTCTTTCTAGTCGTCGCTGTCGTCTTCTTCGTTGTCATAATTTTCAAATCTAAATGCTACAATTTCATCAGGGAGAATATTGCCATTGGAGTCAAACATCTCTGGATGTACTTTAATTTCATGATAGTTCATAAAGTACTCTCTGGCAACCCATCCACCAATTAATCCTACTATAAGAAATAGTATTGTTAGAAAAGATCCATAAACTAAACTTATTGCTAACATTTGCCTACCTCCTATGGTGAGTGTTTTTATATGTGATGGTTTGGTTTTCTTTTTGCCTCCCGTTAGAATAAATTCAAAACCACGATCAATATTATAATCTGGTTTATTTATACCGTCCTCAGACGATTTGGTTTTCTCTGAGGTATTGAACAGTTTCAGTACATCCCCCAAGTTTTTTTCTTTCCCCTG